CTATCAACAATTCTGTGGCTTCTCGTTCTTTTTCGGAGCGACCGCCGATAACCACGGCTTGTTCGAGAGTTGCTATGATCGCATCAAGGCGATAGATAAGGATTTCCAGCGTTTCTTGCTTCATCAATCCCTCCTTCACGATATCAGGCGTTTCGCCACAATATCGGGATGGTCCTTACATTTCTCCCAATCATCTTCGTCCCATATCCAGATTGACGACCCAACGACACACACCCACTCACCATTGCCTATCTGGATGAGTTTCACCCGCAGCGATGGTGCATCCATACCGATACGGCGTTCTAGGATTTTGGCTTCCTTCCTATCCATTCTCTTCCTCCCCCAGAGATGCGACCTCATCGGTGCTCCCCTCTGAAAAATCCGTGTTTAGAAACTTTTGTACGAACTCGTACACCTCCGTGACCTCCTCGTCGGTGAGTTCACGGCAAGTGGCGATATCGCCCTTCCAAGAGATGATTTTGTAGAGCTGGCCCTGGTGGCGCGTGTACCCCAGCATGGGGGAAGGCGCGGTCAGTTCAATGATGTTCATAGCTTGCCTTGTCTCCTCTCATTCTCCCAAGTCGCACGCTTGCGTCCCTCCTCATTCGCAGTAGCGATCAGCTTGAAGTAGCCAAGGACGCCTCCAACTGCACCCAGAGGCACGCCGATTAAAAGCCCGATGATTAAAAATGGCATGTTATGCTCCTTTGAAGCCAGAGGTGAGTATTTCACCTCTGGCGGTTGTGTGCTATTTTGCTTGTTCTAAAAAAGGTGTTCGATAATCAATAATATTGGCCCTCTTCCGAGAATTGCAGGATTTACAAAGAGGTTGAATATTATTAATGTTGCTGGTACCTTGTTTGGATACCGGAATAACATGATCCGCCGTCAACTTGATATCAGGTTCTTGTTTGCCGCAGCAAAGACACCTGTAATCGCACCGAGCTTTAAGGATTTCCCATTCCGCAATAGTATATGAACCTCCCGCTTGTGTCTTAAGAGTACGTCTAACATGATGCTTACGTCTAAAGACTTCAGGATTGGCACGAGTATACATTGCGTTATATAACTGCTTCTGCTCCTTATGAGCAAGGTTATACACCCTATGCTCTTCTCTCACCTGCTCCTTATTCTTTTCACGGAACAACTTTTTTCTAGCAAGAATAAGTTCTCTATTAGCTTGACAATAAGCATCCGAACGCGCCTTAATCTTATCTAGATTAGCTTGACGATAATCTTTTTTCTTCGCCTGTATTTCCTCTTTTCGTTCCTCCTGATAGGCTTTGATGCAAGCTTTGCAGTAAGAATACAACCCGTCTTTTATCTTGGCATCTTTAGAAAATTTTCCGTGACAAAGAACATCCTTACACTTACTGCACTTCTTACCAGGACAGATACAAGCTTCAGTGGTGTGAACAATCATTGCTTTTGCGTTCCTTTCTGACGAGCAACATATTCACGTACAGCGCGCACCACCTCAGCATTGATTGACCTGTCATTCTCTTTGGCAAGCTTTTTGATAGCCTCTACCAAATCTGAAGGAAACCGAATGGTTATCCTTGTCTCATTTTCTCGTTTCATGGTGACATTATATCACTAAATATCACCACTTTCAAGCTACCTCTTCTGATTGCTTTGTTCCTACTATTGCCAATGTATAGCTATCTTCTTCCCTGGATACCATCAATGTGCCAGCCTCTAAGCCGATATTGATCGCGTTCCATCGCATAAAAATTGACCATTCTTTGACGTTCATCACGTTGACCGCACCAGAGATGAAAGCTAAAAAATCTTCCGCATTAGCTTGTTTTACGCTCAGATTTCTTCCGTTTAATGGGAACGATATTCGATCTTCGCGTATCACCTCTAGTGGTACGTATGGTTTGGTATCCTCTTCTTTCAAGCTTTTCTCTCCTTTCCGGTAGTCGAACGTGCGTCCTATAACTTCGTCTTTGCCGTTCGGTAACATACTCTGGTAGCTCGCCAGTGAGCAGATAGTGATCTAAGATTTCGTTAATCCTTGCGTCGGTATGGGTGAATTTCCGACCGACTTTACTTCCGTCTAATGTCGGAAGATTTTGTAAACCTGAGGAAGATTTTTGAGCAGGAACGGAAGTTTTTTCCGTTCCTGCGGAAGATTTTTGAGCATGTTTTTGTTCATCAGAAAAAACTTCCGCATCTTTACAAAAATCTTCCGGTTGCTTCTCACTCAATGACCGTTCTGACTGTTCTTCCCCACCTCGTCGGTCGTCTGGAGATGGGATTGAGCTAAAGGGCTGGATGCCTTCGCGCCTTCATCATACGCCTGTGACATTGCTTGCCGCATTTGCTCCATCGTGAACGTTTGCGTAACAGGTGATACATTGCTCATATCTACCCGTGTATCCGGATCGGCTTTGAAAATGGCAGATTGAATATCGGATGCAAATGGCAGAGGCAAACGTTTACGAGGCTTATCATCCAAGTAGCGATGCGCAGGGTGACTGGCACCGTGTTCCATGCGGATGATGACCGTAATCGCCACAATATTGACGACAAAGGCCATGATAATTAATCCGTATGCGATGGATATCACGGTTGGATCAATGGCGTGAGGGACATTGTGGGTGCTACTGAGGTACATCTGGATAACAGTTGCCGCAGTGGAAAGTGCGAACGTAATAATCCACATGCCGAATACCAGATGTTTTGACTTGCGCAGCCGAAACCGATAGAACATCTCGGCCATAGCATAGCCGGTCGCACAGCCATCGCAGACAAACACGGTAACCGTTTTCATAAACCACGTGTCAGCAGGGAAGAGCCAGGCCACAAGCTCTAATGTTTGAACGGCGTAGGCCACGATAATCGCAATATAGACAATGATGCCTATCCACTTAATCCACCAACCCCCACCAGATTGTTGAAAATCCTCTTCTTCATACTGTTCTTCTTGTTGTGACATTTCTTTTTCCCTTTCATTCGTTCTAATGACGAGCCTTGAAGTCACTAATCAGGGTTTGATAAGTCTGGATATATCGCGATGTCCAGGCTTATTTCCGCACTACGGTCACAATCACGCCAGAATGCAAATCTGGCGAGTTTTTCTGTACGGATGTCCAATTCTCCATTCGTCCTGTTGTAAGCCCTCTCTGCACTATACAGACTTCAAGAGTGGCATTCTGGTTGTTACCTCCAAACAGAGTACGCACTTTTTCACGTCCAAGGACGTCGTACCAAACATCCTGCTCCTCGAAATGCTCTTTTCCATCGACAGGTAGGCGAACGTTTTTCTTTTCGGTAGTCAGGCCAGCCTCGTGCAGTTCCTCATCGGTTGCACACCTGCGGCCGTCTCCGAACTTGCCGATACGATGGCTGTCAAAGGCAGTCATGCTCACAAAGTAGCGCGAGCAGCCTGAACATTGGATGCGGCTAATCGTGTTGTCCACAGAACCTCCTACAATGGGTCTCTGCCCTCGCGTGCGAGCTCGTATTGCTGCCAGACCTGTCTCCCTGTCTCAATGCGTTGCCCCTCGTCGATGGACATCAGCCCACTATACCAATACTCTGCGAGAGAGCGGTGTGACCCCGAATTAAGGGGAGGGCCCGCCCATCTCAGAACTTGACGAAATTCCTCGATTGCGAGGCCGTCATCACCAGAAGTTGGTGTGTGTGTCATCATTTCACCTCCTCCGGCCAACATGACCGGATAATCTGCTCTGCTTGCTCTTCAGCACACACACACGCGGTCTCCTGACGATATGCCAGCCAGTACTTGTCTGGCGGCGCCTCTGGCGGACTCTTCAGTGTCAGGATGAGACCGTAGACGATACAGGTGAGTGCGAGTGTCACACCCATGAACAGAAACATCTGCTCGTTGAACTGGATACTATTTGGCATCATGACTCCTTTGTTGTTCGATAATCATTTCGTAGCTGGGGTGGCACCTGGAGCAAACCCATGAGCCACCGAGCGAGGGTTTGCGTTCGTACCATGCGTTCCTGCCACAGGTGCAGGGCTCGTTGGGCCGTGCGTAGTCCTGGGGCAGTCCCATGGCCTTGATGATTTCCAAAATGGGCACGGCCTGTTTTTTCACGATGCCAACTCTCCTTCCACCACAAGGTTGGTGAATAACGTATACTCCGGCTTAAAGCCCAGCGTAACCTCGCCCACAGGCCCATTGCGATGCTTCGCAATAATCAAGTCAGTTTGCCCTTTCCGTTCTGAGGCAGGGTTATGCAATTCATCGCAATACAGAAACATCACGACATCACTATCCTGCTCAATTTGTCCTGACTCTCTCAAATCTGAGAGTTGCGGTACTTTAGCTGCCCGGCTCTCTACCTCGCGATTGAGCTGTGCTAGCGCCAGGATAGGGACGTCAAGCTCTTTGGCCAGAGCCTTAATCGCCATGCTGATTTCAGCGACCTCTAAATGACGCTCCCTGATGCGCTTACCGTCATCAGTGAAGGCC